GGTGCGGAACACGGGGGCATCGGGCACCTCGCCCAGATCCCGCACCGAGATGCCGTAGCGGCCCTGGAACGGGCCCTGCAGCCCGGTGACGCCTTGATCACCAAAGGTGCAGCAATAGATCGAGCTGGTGCCGCCGGCTTCGTCGTAGCCCATCACCTCGACGCCCTGGGCATCGCGGTCGACGGTGAGGATGTCGCAATCCTGGTAGCGGTGCACCGTCATCCCGTAGGAGTTGGTGCTGGTCTGGTACACACCACCGCCGATGGAGGCGCGGGCGAGGGCATTGAGCTGGCGGCGCATCGCCTTGCTCATCACCAGCACCTTGCTGCCGCCGTAGGCATTGACCGAATCGATCAGCTCATCGAGCCGATCAAAGTTGAGCGGTGCACCGGGGATAGCGCCGGCGGCGTTGTTGATCGCCATCGGGTTGCCGGGCGGCAGCCGCTTGCTCAGGCCGTCGAAGGCACGGGGATTGCTGTCGGTGTCGCCATTGATCACGGTCGCCTCCAGCGTCAACCGCATCGAGCGCACCTTCATCTCGATCTGGCTGGCGCGGGCCTCTGGGCCCATCAGATCGACGATCGAGCGGTCCACATCTACGTCACCGCCAAAGAGGTGCACCGCTTCTGCGCGCTGGTCCACCACGCCGTAGCTCTGGGTGTAGCCCTCGTTCACGGCGCGGAAGCCCACCGAGGGCAGTTCCTGCTCGGCGGAATAGAAGAGGCCGCTACCGGCGATGTTCATGAACGGCAGCCGGGCGAGCAGTTCGCCCTCCGAGAAGGTCTTGAGCACAGCGAGGTGCTCGAGCCGGTGCTCGTATTTGGCTGCCTCGATCAGGGTGAGGCCCATGGCATAGGTGGGGCCGGGCCCCAGTGATGTCAGGGGCTATTGCCGAGGCCGCAGCCCTGACTCAAGGGGCACTGCAGAGAGGATCACTTCTCATTGCCGGGTTGGAGCAGGTCTCCGCCAACCGGATGCGTCTGCGGAGCTCGGCATCGTTCTTCTCCAGCACAGTGAAGTGTGAGATCGCTCTTGTCCTTCCGGGCTCACTGTGAACCCAGGTGGTGTAGTTGAAGCGTTGGCCGGCATAGAACACGCTGACCTGACTCGATCCATTACCTGGCTCATTCACCGTTTTCATGACCTCTGAGCGCATGAAGTCCTCCAACACCTCGGCGCCTAAGACCTCGGCAATCAGAAGGTGCCCCAAGTCATTACCGTTTTTCTGAAAGATGACCTGACCAGAGCAGCGGTAGGGATCACGTTCACAAGCATCTGGTCTGTAGTCGATGGTTTCGCTTTCGGAGATGCGGTCGCTATTCAAGAATGCACTGAACGCGAGGCTCCCTCCTGCCGCAGAACCCTGGGAGCTGAGGTCTGGATAGCCATCGGTGTATTTCCGCTCTGCTTTTGGTCTGGGAAGAATGTGAGTGGCTGCACGCCAGTTCCGCAGTAGTTCACTGCTGCTTTCTCCCGGCAACGCCTGAACGGGCTGCCGGTCAACCAGTCCAAAGGTCAGGACAGCCGCCGCAACGGCCAGAGCTGAGCATGGCTTTCGCCTGGTTGCAACAGGCATCTTGCTTAGGGAATCTCTGGACAAACGTGTTTGAGCGGCGGCAGTGAGCAGAAAAGGGAGCCTTTGGCCGTGAATTACCTCTAAGGCCGTTGTCTGAGCACCTCTGGTTTCCTGTTCAGCCACTTTGGGCTGGTTTTTGAGACTGAATCGAGCGTTCAGCCATGCTAACCCAGCCCCTGTTCAGGCTGTTGCGAGCAATTGCCGTCGGGCCTGGAACAGATTCGATAGTGCTGCCATGACGTGGATCTTGCAGCGGTTCTTGGCCAGGCCGCGCAGCCGGGTCTTCTGGAAACCGAACTGCTGCTTGATCACGCGGAAGGGATGCTCGACCTTGGAGCGGATGTGGGCCTTGGCTGTCTCGATCAGATCCTGCAGCCTTCCATCTGGTGTATCCAGTAGAGCCCTGCGTTTGCCGGGTCGCATCGCCACCCTGAATTCCGTTGCCTTGCCTGCCATCTCAGGCCTTTTAGCGATGCCCTGGTAGCCGGCATCGGCGTAGACGACCTGCTCATCGCCGTGCAGGAGATCAGCAGCCGGGGTGAGGTCGTGAACATTGGCAGCCGTGACCACGACCGAATGAATCAGGCCGGAGTCCTTGTCCACACCGGCGTGGACTTTCATGCCGAAATACCACTGGTTGCCCTTCTTGGTCTGGTGCATTTCCGGATCCCGCTTCCCTTCCTTGTTCTTGGTGGAACTGGGCGCGGCGATCAAGGTGGCGTCCACGATCGTGCCCTGGCGCATCGTCATGCCTTTCTCACTGAGATGGGCTTTGACGGTCTCAAAAACCTGCTCACCAAGGCCATGATTCTCAAGCAGATGGCGGAAGGTCAAGATCGTCGTTTCATCCGGAATCCGGTCGCTGATCAGCTCGATGCCGGCAAAGCGACGCATGGTGGGTACCTCGATCAGGGCCTCCTCCATCGCCGGATCGCTCAGTGAATACCACTGCTGCAGCAAGTGAATGCGCAGCATCGTCGCCAGGGGGTAAGGAGGGCGACCGCCTTTCTTGTTCGCTTTGGGGTAGTGGGGCTCAATCAGATCGATCAGTGCCTGCCAGGGCACCACCGCCTCCATCTCAGAGAGAAACTTCTCCCGCTTGGTCTGCTTCTTGGCTGTGATCAGCTCGTAGTCCGAGAAGCCGAGCTGCTTGCCACCCATCAACCCTGTCCCGGCCTGCGATTACAGGCCCATTGTCGCGTGGATCGCCTGGGATTCCCAGAGTCTCCTTAGAAGCGCTATCATGACCGTAGAACTGCGGCACGGCAACAGCAGGAAGTAGCCCTGCTGCCATGGTCACCAGCCCTGTTGCCTCTAATGCGGCCACCCCCGCTTCCCAGGCAGCGTTCAGCGCTGAGCGCTGGCGCCAGTTCTGGAATCACTGGAAGGCTGAGCCCCAGCAGCTCGCTGGCATCGAAGAGTTGCGCCTGGCCGTCATGGCGGCCGATCCGGCGATCCTCACCGAGGTCGCCCCATGGCGGCAGACCTTTTCATCGCCTCCACCCGCGCCAGCCCACGGCAATCCGCTGCTGGTGGCCTGGGAAAACCAGAACGACAACGCCTCTGGCACCGGCTACCGGGAGTGCTTCTCCAGCAGCTGCGCCATGCTCGCCCGCTACTGGGGCAAGGTCTCAGGCGACGACAACTACAACGTCATCCGTGCCCGCTACGGCGACACCACCTCGGCAGAAGCACAGCTGGCGGCGTTGCGCTCCCTGGGGCTGACCGCCAACTTCGCCACCAATGGCCAGCGCGCAACGCTGGAGGAGCAGATCCATCTGGGCCGGCCAGTTGCGGTGGGCTGGCTGCACCACGGCCCCGCCTCAGCCCCCAGCGGCGGTGGTCATTGGAGCGTGGTGATCGGTTTCACCGAGGCCGCCGCCATCCACAACGACCCCAATGGTGAGGCCGACCTGGTCCATGGCGGCTACACCGCCAACACCAATGGGGCAGGGCAGCACTACAGCTGGAAGAACTGGCTGCCGCGCTGGCAGGCCGATGGCCCTGGCACCGGCTGGCTGCTCACCTGCCATCCCTGACACCAAGGAGCACTGCCATGGCCGGTGGTGAAGGGTTTGATCGCGAGCGGTTCCTGTTGCGCGCAGTGGCCGGGGTGTTCATCGCCCAATTCACGCTCTATGCCGCTGGCCTGGGCGGTTGCTTCTGGCTTGGTCTGCAGCGGCGGCTTGGCCCGGTGTGCAGCAGCTATGCCGAGAACCTGCAGCAGACGTTTGAGGCGGCGGTTGGCACCAGCCTGGCCTTGCTCGGTGGCGGCAGCATCGTCAGTGCCCGGCGCCGCGATCCAGACAACTGAACCAGGCTGGCCGCAGCGCTGAGAACGGCCGCAGGCCGTTCAAGGCTGGGGATGGGCCTCTGGCCGCTCCAGGTAGCTGGCGGCCCACACCGCCGGAGCGATGCCATGGGGCACCAGACGCCGGTAGGGCTCGCTGCTGAGCAGTTCCTGCACCGCTTCTGCCAGCAGGGCGGTGGAGCGACATTCCGGCAAGCGATGGCTCAGGGCCTGTTGCACGCGCAGTAGGTACCAGGCACTGCCCTCCAGCCCAGCCGTGAAACGCTCCCAGTCATTGGGGTTGCTGCGCGCATCGAGCACCAGGTCACGGGCGTTGTGGGCCTTGTCGGCTGCCGTCACCAGCAGAGAGGTCTGCGGCTTCTCCTCCAGTGAGGCGAGATAGCGGGTCTTGCGCAGCAGCCAAGGTTCCTTCTCGGCGCCGGGCTCCACGGGGCCAGCGGTGTCGGTGCAGTCCACCACGATCGCGGCGACCTCCTCGCCAAAGCGTGCGGTAATCGAGGCCTGGCTCTGGCCTGCATCCTCGATGGCGTCGTGCAGCAGACCCGCGATTGCCTGGTTTTCGCTGCCGCCGTCCTCCCACACCAGAGCACTCACGGCAATGAGGTGGGCGATGTAGGGAACCGGTTTGCCCTTGCGCCGCTGACCGCGGTGCAGCTCAGCCGCCCAGCCCAGGGCATCGGTGTAGCGCTGGCTGTGGGCGTTCTCAGGAGCCGTCATCGCCACGTTCTACAGCCGGTGTTGCGGCTGCTGTCTCAACCTGGCCTCGGCAGCCATCCGGCCATGGGGTCGGCGAGGAATCACCAGCACTGCCCCGGAGCGCAGGGCTGCGCCCTGCTCGCCCCGCCCTGGCAAGGGCTGACGCGAGCCGCTGCGCGGCCCTTGCCAGGGCGTGTCGTCCGGGGCGATGGGACAGGTGTTCCTCGCCTCCGTCCCATGGCCTCCTCTGCTCCTCTGGCCTGTCCGATCCGTCAGCTGGTGCTGCACAGCTACCCGGCTGGGCTCAAGGTCGCCGCTGCCGAGCGCGTCACGGTCTTCTATGGCCGCCGCGGCAAGCCCGTGAAGAAGCCGCGCTTCCTGCCAGCTGAGCTGGCCCATCAGCTGGCCCGCAAGCTGGCAGCCAAGCGCCTCGGCACCGTCTCGGTGCTCTGAGGCGGCGGCCTTGTGGCCCGGCGTTGCCGGGCCTTTCTGCCCTTTTCCAGCTCGTTGCCAAATCGGTGGCTGATTTCAAAGCCAGGGCCGGTAGCGGCTCCGTTGCCTGCGCGCTGCCGCACGAGCGGGAGCTGTGCCGAACTGGGGGCTGCTGCCATCACGGCGGCGCCGCACCCAAACGCCCTGTCGGATCAGGCGACGGTCGGCCTCATTGGCCTGCTGGATCGCCACCAAGCTGCCGTAGCCGGCTTTCTGCCTGGCCTGAGCACGATCCCTGGCCTGGCTGCGATTCAGCGCCGGTACCACGGTGGCAGTGGAGCGGCGGCTCCAGAAGGCCAGGTAGTAGTGCCAGCGCGTCATGACGCTCAGCTGCGCGGGCTGCGGCCGTTGAGGGCAAAGCCGGCCCGGTAGAGCTCGCTGGCGCTCATCGCCTGCGGATTGATCACCTCCCCAAAACCGCTGGCACCGAGGGTGCCGGCTGCAGTGCCCGCGGGCAAAGCGCCCGTGCCCATGGCGCCGCGCTGCTGGAACAGGAAGCCATACACGGGATGGATGCGCAGCTGATCGAGGTAGTCGGCCGTGGTCATCGGCCGGCCGTCATCACCCAGCAGGGGCTGGCCCTGAGCGTCCAACGGTTCGAGAGCATCGCTGCCGTCCTTGCTGCTGCCAAGCCGGAAGCAGTCCCAGAGCATCGAGCGGAACACCTGAAAGAAGGTGCCGCGCCCATCGCCGCCGGTGCGCCCTTCCGCTTCTGAGAAGGCACGCTCCAGCAGCCGCTCTTTGCGCAGCTCTTGCACCCGCTCATGGGCGGCGTCGCGTTCAGCTGATACGGCGGCCACGCGTTTGGCGGCGGCCTCCTCCATCTGGCGCTCACGCAGCTCCAGCTGCTGCTCGAGGTGCTGCTTCTGGCGTTCGGCCTCCTGCAGGCGGGCGTACTCCTCGGGGTTGATCTCCGAGAAGCGGGTCAGCTGCTGCCGCAGCCCGCGCAGTTCCTTTTCGAGGTTGTTGCTGCGGCGGCGCTCGGCCTTGAGGGCTTCGCTGAGGCCAGCCCCACTGGAGCCATCGCCGCCGGATCCCTGGGTGGATTCATTGGCAGTGGTTGCAGCATCCGACCCAGTGCTGTGCTCGGCCTGAGTGCTGTCCTGCTCGCTGGCCTCCGGTTCACGGAGGTCCAGCAAGTCGTTGCCATCACCCGCGTTTCGGGTCGTGCTCGTGTTGGGGGTTGCGGAAGCAGTGGCCATGACCCGTCTCGGCTGTCAGTGGGATCGGCAGCCCATCGCGGCGCTGCCATCCCCTGTTGCCGAGATCAAGCGAGGCGGGAGTCAGCATGCGTTGCTACGCATGAATTCGGAGCACGAAGCTGCGCGTCTTACAAGGGGAACCTGCTAGATACGACAAGTAGAGAGGAAGGTATTGCGCAATCCTGCTTGCATCGGCTATGACTATGAATAAGCACTTTATGTAAGGCGTGAGACTGCCATTTCTAGCGATATTTCTTCTATTTGCCGCGCCGTTCCTGCCACACGCGGTCCACGCTGATCTAGACGGGGCTGACATAACAGGCCCCAATGGTCAAACAACGACCGGGCAAGCGTACGAAGCGCGCTGTGGCATCAAAAAAGAGAAGTGCACTGTCAGCTTCAAGGATGAGAAGTTGATCATCAATGAAGGCGCGGGTATTTACCGCGATCAATTTGTTTCGGTGGTCCTCACAAGAGAGTGCACCCAAAGAGCCTTGTTAATGCCTTGGGTCACCAGTTGCTTTCAGAATCAGCTGGACTGGGATTTTACGATTACATACAGAGCGTCTGATGGCAGTCAAAGAGCGGCCCTGATTTCATTCATGCCCCGCTATTTCAATACAAATCCAACAGATATAGCCAGAGCCTTCGAGCGAGACCTCCAGATCTGGTCCGAGAATGTCCTTCGGCCAATAGGTCCATCCATCCAAATCGAGGCCCCAGGCAAGCCAGAAGCAAGGCCAAGCAGGAGGCCTTCTGCTGCTGCGCCAATCGTGTCATGCAAGCCTCCCTTAACCGATTACGATTGCAGCTGGAGCAAATATCTTGTCGCGAATCCTTCTGTCTCTAACTGGGCCAAAGCAAACCCTCAGATGGCAGAGAAAGAGCGACTGAGATTGGGAGGGCTTGAATAGCTCTTGCTTCTTGCGCGAAAATCAACCCTTAAAACACTCTCACAAAAGCCGATTCGGCTTGAGCGTCCCGAACACCCGCTCACCAATCAGCGGCTGCACCAGGGAGCCGATGCCGCCGGAGCCGTAATCGGCGCCGAATTCCAGCACCACAAAGGCGGTGTGCTGGGCGTAGGGATCTACATCAGCAGCGCCCTCAGCGTTGAGCAGGCTGAGATCCCCCAGCCAGATCAGTCCCTCGCAGGGAGCCACAACGGTGCTGCTGAGCGCACCTCCCGGTGCGACGCTGCCACCGCTGGCAACGCGGCGGCCGTTCTGCTGCCAGCTCAAGGCGCTGCTCAGCCAGATGGCGCCCGGGTGAGGCGGCAGGCGGGTAGCCCGGCAGACCATGCCGCTGTAGGTGAAGTCGCCGGTGTCGACCCCAGGGCCGTTCTCCTTGGCGGAGATGTAGTTGGCGCGCACCAGAAAGCACTCGAGCACATGCGCCGCCACCACAGCAGAGGTGGTGTCACCGGGGATGGCGTTCTCCGCCAGCAGCAGGCGTGCATTGGCAAACGGCTGCAATGGAGTTGCGGGCCAGGGCCCGGCCGCCTGTGGATGTTGGCCGCTGGTGAAACGCCTGGGGCTGGTGGTCATCGCTCAACCCCGCAGCATCGGCGTTGTTCCCAGCTGCCCTGTGGCCTGGGCGGTGAACTGCACCCAGCTGCTGAGCCCAGGCAGCAGCAACAGCAGCTGGTCGGCGTAGCGGCGCCGCTGACGCAGCAGTCCCATCGCGGGCGAACTGGGGTTGGCGTAGGTGGTTTCGCTCTCCTCGCGCAGGAGCGCCGTGTCGTAGGCGATCACATCTGCTTTCTGCAGGGGTGCATCACCAGCAGCGGCGACCGAGCCGGCGATCGGCCCCGAGTGGCTGCGCTTCCTGCTGTTGCCGTGCCGCAGTTCTACGGTCATGATAGCGCTTCTAAGGAGACTCTGGGAATCCCAGGCGATCCACGCGACAATGGGCCTGTAATCGCAGGCCGGGACAGGGTTGATGGGTGGCAAGCAGCTCGGCTTCTCGGACTACGAGCTGACTGACCGCCAACTTCGCCACCAATGGCCAGCGCGCAACGCTGGAGGAGCAGATCCATCTGGGCCGGCCAGTTGCGGTGGGCTGGCTGCACCACGGCCCCGCCTCAGCCCCCAGCGGCGGTGGTCATTGGAGCGTGGTGATCGGTTTCACCGAGGCCGCCGCCATCCACAACGACCCCAATGGTGAGGCCGACCTGGTCCATGGCGGCTACACCGCCAACACCAATGGGGCAGGGCAGCACTACAGCTGGAAGAACTGGCTGCCGCGCTGGCAGGCCGATGGCCCTGGCACCGGCTGGCTGCTCACCTGCCATCCCTGACACCAAGGAGCACTGCCATGGCCGGTGGTGAAGGGTTTGATCGCGAGCGGTTCCTGTTGCGCGCAGTGGCCGGGGTGTTCATCGCCCAATTCACGCTCTATGCCGCTGGCCTGGGCGGTTGCTTCTGGCTTGGTCTGCAGCGGCGGCTTGGCCCGGTGTGCAGCAGCTATGCCGAGAACCTGCAGCAGACGTTTGAGGCGGCGGTTGGCACCAGCCTGGCCTTGCTCGGTGGCGGCAGCATCGTCAGTGCCCGGCGCCGCGATCCAGACAACTGAACCAGGCTGGCCGCAGCGCTGAGAACGGCCGCAGGCCGTTCAAGGCTGGGGATGGGCCTCTGGCCGCTCCAGGTAGCTGGCGGCCCACACCGCCGGAGCGATGCCATGGGGCACCAGACGCCGGTAGGGCTCGCTGCTGAGCAGTTCCTGCACCGCTTCTGCCAGCAGGGCGGTGGAGCGACATTCCGGCAAGCGATGGCTCAGGGCCTGTTGCACGCGCAGTAGGTACCAGGCACTGCCCTCCAGCCCAGCCGTGAAACGCTCCCAGTCATTGGGGTTGCTGCGCGCATCGAGCACCAGGTCACGGGCGTTGTGGGCCTTGTCGGCTGCCGTCACCAGCAGAGAGGTCTGCGGCTTCTCCTCCAGTGAGGCGAGATAGCGGGTCTTGCGCAGCAGCCAAGGTTCCTTCTCGGCGCCGGGCTCCACGGGGCCAGCGGTGTCGGTGCAGTCCACCACGATCGCGGCGACCTCCTCGCCAAAGCGTGCGGTAATCGAGGCCTGGCTCTGGCCTGCATCCTCGATGGCGTCGTGCAGCAGACCCGCGATTGCCTGGTTTTCGCTGCCGCCGTCCTCCCACACCAGAGCACTCACGGCAATGAGGTGGGCGATGTAGGGAACCGGTTTGCCCTTGCGCCGCTGACCGCGGTGCAGCTCAGCCGCCCAGCCCAGGGCATCGGTGTAGCGCTGGCTGTGGGCGTTCTCAGGAGCCGTCATCGCCACGTTCTACAGCCGGTGTTGCGGCTGCTGTCTCAACCTGGCCTCGGCAGCCATCCGGCCATGGGGTCGGCGAGGAATCACCAGCACTGCCCCGGAGCGCAGGGCTGCGCCCTGCTCGCCCCGCCCTGGCAAGGGCTGACGCGAGCCGCTGCGCGGCCCTTGCCAGGGCGTGTCGTCCGGGGCGATGGGACAGGTGTTCCTCGCCTCCGTCCCATGGCCTCCTCTGCTCCTCTGGCCTGTCCGATCCGTCAGCTGGTGCTGCACAGCTACCCGGCTGGGCTCAAGGTCGCCGCTGCCGAGCGCGTCACGGTCTTCTATGGCCGCCGCGGCAAGCCCGTGAAGAAGCCGCGCTTCCTGCCAGCTGAGCTGGCCCATCAGCTGGCCCGCAAGCTGGCAGCCAAGCGCCTCGGCACCGTCTCGGTGCTCTGAGGCGGCGGCCTTGTGGCCCGGCGTTGCCGGGCCTTTCTGCCCTTTTCCAGCTCGTTGCCAAATCGGTGGCTGATTTCAAAGCCAGGGCCGGTAGCGGCTCCGTTGCCTGCGCGCTGCCGCACGAGCGGGAGCTGTGCCGAACTGGGGGCTGCTGCCATCACGGCGGCGCCGCACCCAAACGCCCTGTCGGATCAGGCGACGGTCGGCCTCATTGGCCTGCTGGATCGCCACCAAGCTGCCGTAGCCGGCTTTCTGCCTGGCCTGAGCACGATCCCTGGCCTGGCTGCGATTCAGCGCCGGTACCACGGTGGCAGTGGAGCGGCGGCTCCAGAAGGCCAGGTAGTAGTGCCAGCGCGTCATGACGCTCAGCTGCGCGGGCTGCGGCCGTTGAGGGCAAAGCCGGCCCGGTAGAGCTCGCTGGCGCTCATCGCCTGCGGATTGATCACCTCCCCAAAACCGCTGGCACCGAGGGTGCCGGCTGCAGTGCCCGCGGGCAAAGCGCCCGTGCCCATGGCGCCGCGCTGCTGGAACAGGAAGCCATACACGGGATGGATGCGCAGCTGATCGAGGTAGTCGGCCGTGGTCATCGGCCGGCCGTCATCACCCAGCAGGGGCTGGCCCTGAGCGTCCAACGGTTCGAGAGCATCGCTGCCGTCCTTGCTGCTGCCAAGCCGGAAGCAGTCCCAGAGCATCGAGCGGAACACCTGAAAGAAGGTGCCGCGCCCATCGCCGCCGGTGCGCCCTTCCGCTTCTGAGAAGGCACGCTCCAGCAGCCGCTCTTTGCGCAGCTCTTGCACCCGCTCATGGGCGGCGTCGCGTTCAGCTGATACGGCGGCCACGCGTTTGGCGGCGGCCTCCTCCATCTGGCGCTCACGCAGCTCCAGCTGCTGCTCGAGGTGCTGCTTCTGGCGTTCGGCCTCCTGCAGGCGGGCGTACTCCTCGGGGTTGATCTCCGAGAAGCGGGTCAGCTGCTGCCGCAGCCCGCGCAGTTCCTTTTCGAGGTTGTTGCTGCGGCGGCGCTCGGCCTTGAGGGCTTCGCTGAGGCCAGCCCCACTGGAGCCATCGCCGCCGGATCCCTGGGTGGATTCATTGGCAGTGGTTGCAGCATCCGACCCAGTGCTGTGCTCGGCCTGAGTGCTGTCCTGCTCGCTGGCCTCCGGTTCACGGAGGTCCAGCAAGTCGTTGCCATCACCCGCGTTTCGGGTCGTGCTCGTGTTGGGGGTTGCGGAAGCAGTGGCCATGACCCGTCTCGGCTGTCAGTGGGATCGGCAGCCCATCGCGGCGCTGCCATCCCCTGTTGCCGAGATCAAGCGAGGCGGGAGTCAGCATGCGTTGCTACGCATGAATTCGGAGCACGAAGCTGCGCGTCTTACAAGGGGAACCTGCTAGATACGACAAGTAGAGAGGAAGGTATTGCGCAATCCTGCTTGCATCGGCTATGACTATGAATAAGCACTTTATGTAAGGCGTGAGACTGCCATTTCTAGCGATATTTCTTCTATTTGCCGCGCCGTTCCTGCCACACGCGGTCCACGCTGATCTAGACGGGGCTGACATAACAGGCCCCAATGGTCAAACAACGACCGGGCAAGCGTACGAAGCGCGCTGTGGCATCAAAAAAGAGAAGTGCACTGTCAGCTTCAAGGATGAGAAGTTGATCATCAATGAAGGCGCGGGTATTTACCGCGATCAATTTGTTTCGGTGGTCCTCACAAGAGAGTGCACCCAAAGAGCCTTGTTAATGCCTTGGGTCACCAGTTGCTTTCAGAATCAGCTGGACTGGGATTTTACGATTACATACAGAGCGTCTGATGGCAGTCAAAGAGCGGCCCTGATTTCATTCATGCCCCGCTATTTCAATACAAATCCAACAGATATAGCCAGAGCCTTCGAGCGAGACCTCCAGATCTGGTCCGAGAATGTCCTTCGGCCAATAGGTCCATCCATCCAAATCGAGGCCCCAGGCAAGCCAGAAGCAAGGCCAAGCAGGAGGCCTTCTGCTGCTGCGCCAATCGTGTCATGCAAGCCTCCCTTAACCGATTACGATTGCAGCTGGAGCAAATATCTTGTCGCGAATCCTTCTGTCTCTAACTGGGCCAAAGCAAACCCTCAGATGGCAGAGAAAGAGCGACTGAGATTGGGAGGGCTTGAATAGCTCTTGCTTCTTGCGCGAAAATCAACCCTTAAAACACTCTCACAAAAGCCGATTCGGCTTGAGCGTCCCGAACACCCGCTCACCAATCAGCGGCTGCACCAGGGAGCCGATGCCGCCGGAGCCGTAATCGGCGCCGAATTCCAGCACCACAAAGGCGGTGTGCTGGGCGTAGGGATCTACATCAGCAGCGCCCTCAGCGTTGAGCAGGCTGAGATCCCCCAGCCAGATCAGTCCCTCGCAGGGAGCCACAACGGTGCTGCTGAGCGCACCTCCCGGTGCGACGCTGCCACCGCTGGCAACGCGGCGGCCGTTCTGCTGCCAGCTCAAGGCGCTGCTCAGCCAGATGGCGCCCGGGTGAGGCGGCAGGCGGGTAGCCCGGCAGACCATGCCGCTGTAGGTGAAGTCGCCGGTGTCGACCCCAGGGCCGTTCTCCTTGGCGGAGATGTAGTTGGCGCGCACCAGAAAGCACTCGAGCACATGCGCCGCCACCACAGCAGAGGTGGTGTCACCGGGGATGGCGTTCTCCGCCAGCAGCAGGCGTGCATTGGCAAACGGCTGCAATGGAGTTGCGGGCCAGGGCCCGGCCGCCTGTGGATGTTGGCCGCTGGTGAAACGCCTGGGGCTGGTGGTCATCGCTCAACCCCGCAGCATCGGCGTTGTTCCCAGCTGCCCTGTGGCCTGGGCGGTGAACTGCACCCAGCTGCTGAGCCCAGGCAGCAGCAACAGCAGCTGGTCGGCGTAGCGGCGCCGCTGACGCAGCAGTCCCATCGCGGGCGAACTGGGGTTGGCGTAGGTGGTTTCGCTCTCCTCGCGCAGGAGCGCCGTGTCGTAGGCGATCACATCTGCTTTCTGCAGGGGTGCATCACCAGCAGCGGCGACCGAGCCGGCGATCGGCCCCGAGTGGCTGCGCTTCTGGATCGCCTGCTCCTGCTCACAGCCACCGGCTAGCAGCTGCTGATCGATCAGGGCCACCGCATCCAGTAGGGCGCGGGCGCTCAATACCCCGGCCGGGTGTTGGCGCAGTAGATCCGCCATCGCCCGCCCGATGGCATCCAGACAGGGAACGGTGGCGGGCAGCGCCAGACACTGGCGGATGGCCTCCTGGTCTTGCGGTTGCCACGTCGCACCACCTGGCGCGCTGGGCATGTTGCTGCTGATGGTCATGCAGAAGCCGGTGCCACACCGGCTAGATCCCCCAGCCATTGCCGCAGGGCCTGCTCGCTCACGATGCCGCGCTCATGCAGCTGCAGCATTTCAGCAACGGTCGGTTGAGGCTTGGGCGCTGGGGCCAGCGGGCTGATCTCCACGAGCAGGGCCGGACCCTGCTGCAAGGGAACTGGTTCTCCGGTGATTGCGCACCAGTGCTGCAGCAGAGAGGAGAACATCGAGGCCTTCTGGATCGCCTGGCTCTGCAGCAGTGCATAGGCCTGCGAGGCCGCCAGGGAAATTTCGGTGGCGGTGCGCGGTGCCCCCTGGGCGCCGGATGGGATCAGGGCGTCACGGCGCATGCCCTGGTCGAGGGATTCCAGCCAGGCGCGGTGCTCGGCCAAGGAGCGGGCCTGGATCTCCACGAACTGGAAGCTGGCCCCATCGGGCAGATCGATCACGGTGTTGGGGCCAAGCACCACCGGCTCGCTGGTGCCACTGCCCATGGGGCCGACGACCCCTGTGCGCACACCCACCGGCAGCGCTGTTCGGTAGAGCAGCTCCTGGTAGTCGCTCTGGCAGCGGAAGTGGTTGAGGTACTGGTGCGCCAGGCCTAGATGCGGCAGATCCCCCTCGCCAAAAGCGGCGCCGTCACTCGCGTACCAGATCAAGGGGAGCTGGCGAATGCCGCGGTAGTGCTGCAACCCTGTGCGTTGCGGTCGCCAGCCGGATGGACCCTTCGGGTCTGCCACCAGCTCGATGGTCTCGACGCTCATGCCCTCGCCATCGAGGGCAACGGATCCGTAGAGCCATGGATGCTGAGGTCGATCCGGGTCCAGGGGCTCGTCCTGGGCCTTGGGGTTGGGCAGCCGGAAGCTGACCGCGTCAGGCAAGGACTGGGGGCCAGGCAGGTGCCAGTTCAGGACGTCGCGGCGCTCCAGCAGAGCAAGGCGCGGCAGCGAGAGACGATCACCACGGCGCAGCGCCTGCTGGCGGTCGCCTTCGCTGGGCCAGAGGTGCTGCGGTGGCAGCACGCCAATCAGTGCTGCACCATCGCGAAGCACCAGCACGTCGGCACGCTCAAGGAACACGCCCAGGTCAGTGCCGCGTCCATCCACATCACTGATCACCGCCTGCAGCGAAGCCGGAAGCTCACGCCAGTGGCTGGAGGCCAGCATCCCCGCGAAGGTGCGCAGGGCATCGCGGAAGAAGCCGGAGGGCAGGGCTGCCTCCAGCCGGCGGCGGTAGGCGCTCTCGGGTTCGCGCTCACCGCGGGGCAGGTAGTGCTCTTTGCGGCCAGCGAGCAGGTCCCAGCAGTCCCAGATCAGCTCAAGGCGGGGGAGCAGTGCGGCCAGGGTGGGGTGAAGCGGCCAAGGGAGAGAGGCTGATGCTGTTGTTGGTCGCAAGAGGATCGGCGGCGCTGCCTGCTTTTGCCGGCATGGCAATCAACAGCTGGCAGGGGTGGTTCTCAGATCCGTTGATGACTCCTACGGTTTGCGCAGAGTTCCCGAGGAAGCACAGGCATCAGAGCCATGCAAGGCCCAAGGGGCACCGAACAAAGACTGGTCATCCGGTAGAGCCGAGTCTGTCTGGCAGGTTGATCGGAAACCATTTAGGGTCAAGCGAGCCTCGTATTGACATCGAGACCGGCATGCCACGCAAGAAGAGCGTCAAGCTTTCCGCAACTAACTTCTGCAACGAAGTTGACAGCATCAACCAGTTTTTAGCCACCGTTTCCTTGGGGCAATCGGACGAGCACATTTCTTGGCTGCACAATTACGCGATCATTAGGTTATACAAAGAGTTTGAGGCATTGATGCTGGACGCGTTGGTGGGCGCAGTAAATAACGACACTTCAACAATTGCAGCAACCACTGATGTTCAGTTTCCCAAGCACCTGACGGATGAGGTCTGCGAGTTTCTGATTACTGGCACGGGCTACTTCGATTTCAAAGGGCGGTCCGGCTTAATCAAGACACTCAAGTCATTTGTGCCGAGCACTCACTATCTTTTAGCCTCGATCAAGAAGCCGGAATACAAAGACGCCTTGGAGAGGCTGACTGCGCTCCGAAACTTTGCCGCACATGAGAGTAGCTCCTCAAAAAGAGCGGCGCTGGAAGCGATCGGCGGTGAAAGAACTTCCTCAAGCGGGTCTTGGCTCAAAAGGAAGGGCCGCTTCCGTCAAATATCTTCGCAGTTAAAGGCGCTCGCCACGGAGATCTACAGCGCAGCACCGTACTAAAGTCAACTACTCGAGAAGCCGCCCTGATGAATTGATTGGAAATTGATGTGGAAGCTTAGATCAGGCGTTAGCCTTCATCAAGAAAGCAAGTGTAGTCCATGAATGCCAGTCGCCCGCCAAGAGCTTTTTCTCGTACGCATGGGAGAGCACTGAGCTCAAATCTTGGGTCAAGCTTCTCTCCACGCGTCTTCGACAAGATGGGGTTGAGGTATTGCTTGATCAGTGGGCTGTCGCCCCAGGAGATCAGCTCCCTTCATTCATGGAGAGCGCAATAAGAGATAATGATTTTGCGGTGATAATTTGCACGCCCACCTATAAGATGAAATCAGAAAGGCGCGAAGGTGGCGTCGGCTACGAGGGAGGCATCATCACGGGAGAGGTTCTTCAGCTAAGAAACAATCGCAAGTTTATTCCTGTTCTTAAGCTTGCGGACTGGAAGACGGCTTCGCCGAGCTGGCTGCAAGGCAGGTATTACATTGATCTTCGCGGCACCCCCTATAGCGAAGAGCACTATCAGGATCTTCTTGTAACTCTCCTTGGCAACAGGGAGACAGCTCCTGCAGTTGGGATGCAAGCTGAAACTCGCAAGGCAGTAGAAGCGGATACTGCAGGGGAATTTGCCAATGTTCCACCGGCAACAAGAAGGCCTTCGCCTTTAAAGATTATTGGAATAATAGCTGATCAAGTTTCTGCGCCAAGGAATGACGGGACCCCCGGCAGCGCTCTATACCGTATTCCCTTCAGGCTGTCACAAAGGCCGTCTCAGTTCTGGGCAGAGGCTTTTGTAAGGGCTTGGAATATGCCTCCTCAGTTCACGTCAATGCACAGGCCCGGCATTGCAAGAGTTATCGGCAATACCATCGTCCTCAATGGGACAACACTTGACGAGGTGGAGAAATATCATCGAGACACCTTGAGGCTCTGCGTCAGGGAAGCAAACAACAGTGAGGAGTCACATGCGGAAGAGCAGGAAAGGCGTTTCAATGAGGCAATTAGGAAAGAGGCTCAGTGTCGAAAGCAGGTCTCGGATGCCGCCAGCCGAATCCGGTTTGATGATGATGGCTAGTTAGCCACCCCCCTCGAGTAAACAGGCCGCCACAGTCCTCTGCTTATCAACCCCAGGCTCCATATCTGCCACGCAGGGGCCGGGTAAGCCATCGATTTATCTCACTACACCACATCCACAACCTGACCAGTTCCCATCTCCACAACTCGCACAGCGCATGCCGCTGAAATCTCTGCCCAGCGCTCCATGCTCAGCCCGAGCCGTGCAGGGATCTGACTCGCCGGTGTCCCCTCCCGGAGCAACTTCTGCCCCCGAGCATGCAGCTCCCGCCAGCGGCCGGGTACCGAAATCAAGAACCCCTTGTCACGCAGGTAATGGGTGATCTCGCCATTCACAAACGGCCTGGCGTAGGCGATGAAGTGATTGGGGCTTCGGCCCGGGTGCTGGGTGTTGTACCGACGCGAGGCCTTGATCAGCCCGATCGCCGCCAGCTGCTCCAGGTCTTCCCTGGGATGACCAGTGCGGCGGGCGTAATTGGCCGCCACCTTCGCTGCAAAGGGCAGGTGCTCCACCACCAACGCGTCAGCAGCGGCATGGGGTGAGCGCGCAGGACCTCGCGAAAGCCCCGATGCCGTCACGCGAGCAGTGGCCTGCTGGGGCCTGGGATGGTGGACGTGTGGTGTGGTGCTCATCAGAAATGGGGGTATGACCCTCAGCGGGAGAACAGCAAGGGCCGGGGCGTGGCCTTGCCCTGGCTGCGCCAGTGCTGGGTCTGCAACCAGATCACGCCCTGGCAGAAGGCATCCACCAGGTCGTCGTGAGCGGCATTGGGGAATCCCAGGAGTTCGTTGATCAGGGCGTCGTTGCCGCTGCGAAAAGCCAGCTGGCCGCCTTCCATCAGAGGGGCTACGGCATGGGCGCGGCTCACCTTGCTGCCATTGGGTCTGATGGAAATCAGCCCAGGGATCTGGCGCTGCAGCAACTGGCAGACGGCCGGGCCATTGGCGGCGTCCTCGATCAGCACCGCACCAGGACTCAAGCCCCGGCCCAGCGATGCCAGGGTCTGGCCGAGGAAGTTGACCACCCCCGGTAGGTCGAGGCGGTGGTGCTGGCTCCAGATCACCTCGATCCGGTGGACACCTCCCTCATGCGGTTCGGCCGGTGAGCGCACCCGGGCGGCACTGGGGTGGAGCTGCTCACCCCGTTCCTTGGCCTTGGCTGCAGGGTGGTGGGCCTCCTGATCCGGCAGCAGGCCGAGGAGGCAGAAGCCGCAGTAGTCGTTCTCCGCTCCACCCTTGAAGCTCAGATCGCAACTGAGCACCACCGCCGCAAAGGGCCGTTGCGCCGCCCGGCCGGCTGGGGCAGGGGTGCCCGCTGTGGTGCGGATCCAGGCGCGTTGGAACAGCAGACCCTCTGCGGGTGAGGGCCGCTGCTGGTACAGCGCGTTCCACCAGTAAGTGCCGGCGCGGATGCGGATCTGCTCCAGCTCCACCAGCGGGAACCGCTGCGGGCAGAGCGGCTCACCGGGCTGGCGCCAATCCGGCTCGATCGTGCAGGTGGCTGGGAACGTGATCTGCTGCTGGGGCGGTTCAGCAATGGCCGGCAGGTTCAGCACCTGCCAGCGCTGCGGGGCATCGCCGCTCTCCTGCTCCAGCAGCCAGGCGATCAGGTCGTCCTGGTGCCACCGGGTCAGCACCACCACCTGGGCCGCCCCAGCACTTCCATTCACCCCGGGTTCAGCGCGGGTGAGCCAGACGGATTGGAACCACCCGATCAGCTTCTGGCGTTGGCCGGCGGAATTCGCGTCTTCTGGACCCTTGTAGGGGTCATCGATGATCCCCAGGGCGTAGCCCTTGCCCGTGAAGGGCCCTCGCACACCGGCGGCGATGCAGCCGCCGCGCTCGGGTGTGAGCCAGTTGCCCACGGCAGTGGAGTCCTTGGAGAGGGGGTGGCCGCAGGTGCGGTAGTAGTGTCGCGCCTCACGGCTATGGGCATAGGCCAGCTCGGCCGAATAGGAGGCGATGGCGCAGAAACGGCTCGGGTAACGGCTCACCCAATAGGCGGGGAACAGCTTGGAGACCAGCAGTGATTTGCCCAGCCGCGGCGGGCAGCAGACGATCAGGCGGTTGAGATCGCCATCGGCGACCCGTTGCAGCAGGGCGATCAGCCGTTCGGCCCAGGTGTGAAAGGCGTAGCCGGGATAAGCGGCCACGATGAAATCACGAAATGGCTGAGAGCCGAGCTGGCGCGCGGGAGCTGTGATGGGCTCTGGTGCACCCAGCAGCCCCGCGTCAGCCCACAGGTCAAAGGCCGGATCCAGCAGAAGGCCACTCACGGTCGCGCCTCGGGAGGTTTGATGGGGGCCCGCAGCAGCCCGCCGATCTCGGCGATCACCCGGAACGCGCCGACGGCGGCGTTGAACTGGCCTGCATCCATCGCCCGCCGGGCGCAGTCGTTGAGCGCAAAGATCTGCTCGGCCTGGTGTCGGCGCCGGTCAGAGATCAGCTCCTCCACCATCCGCTGCCGCGCGAGGGCCAGGTAGCGGCTGATCGTTTTGATGTTGGTGATTCCCCAGTTCTGGGCTGCTTTTTCCCTCATCTGGGCCAATGGCAGCCGCTGGGCGACCCACAGCTGGGCCTCGGCAATGCGCGTCTCCACCTCCATGTGGGTGGCGCGGGGCTTGTGGCTCTGGCTGCGGCGCCCCCGCGGTGGGTTGCCCTTACCCACCGGCCGGCTGGGGTCTGCGGCCGGCCAAACGGGCTGACCATCGGCGTCCTGCTGGGGCGCCGCCTGTCGCAGCTCCTCCAGCAGCACCTGATCGGCATCCACTGGCGCCTCGGTCGCAGGGGCCTTGCGGCTCACAGCAGCCCCTCCCGCAGGAGCAGCCGCACGTAGGCGGCCCACTGCTCAGGGGTGAGCACCACCCGCCAGGTCCCGCCGCGGAAACGCACCAACGTCGCCGCAAACGGCACGGCGGCGTGCTCAGCCTGCAGGGCCGCCTCGTCTGGCTTGAGGCGGGCCGCGGCGGCGGTGTTGGCCCAGCTGGCCACCTGAATCACATGGGCCGGCACGCCATCGAGGTCGCCGGTGTCACCGCCGGCTGAGGTGGTCCGGCCGGCGCCAAGCTTGCGGCGCACCACCAGGCCCAACAGATCGCTCAGCAGCTGGGCCGCTTCCCGCTCGGCCGCATCCCCCTTGCGCTTCTGGGGATTGGCCATCTTTCAGCTCCGGCCCGGCTTGATCGTCCAGAAGGCCTTGCCGTATTTGGCGGTGGCGGTGCCGGTGGCGACCGCCAGCCGCTGGGCCTCCTTGAGGGCCTGCTCCTGCTGTTGCAGTGGCTCGGGATAGGCGTAGCTGGTGCGCCCGGCCGACCAGGAGAAGCTGCAGCCGTTGTGGGAGAAGGAGGCATCCAGCTCGCCGGCCTCCAGGGCACCACTGAGCTCCTCCAGCAGCGGTGCCAGCTCCACTTCGATGGATTTCTGCTGGGCCTTGAGCACGGTGATGCGATCAAGCAACGCATCGAGTGCGGCGCCGGCCAGGGGAGCAGAGCTGGCGGTGGTGGCAGCCATCAACAGAGCCAGCAAAGGAGCGAAGGGCGCAGGCAAGCGACCTGCAACAAACCATAGCGGCTCGATAGTCCGAACACATAGGTTCGGACAGTGGATCACCAAGGCCGAAAGCGGCTCACGTAGCCCGCCCACGCCGCTGCCCAAGCCGCCAGGCACTCCTCGCGGGAGTACAGCGGTGAGAAGCGCGTCTCGCCCGGCCGGGCCCAGATCGTTTGGCCGGCGTCGTAGTGCACGCCCCAGGTCGCCTCCAGGGCCATGTAGCCGCCCAGCTGGGCGCGGGTGCAGTAACTGCCGGAGCCGGGTCGCGAGAGGGTCTTGAGGTCGGCGAGCACCCGCAGGCCGTTGGCGTGCTGGATGTAGCCGGTGTCGTAGGTGCCGGCCAGGTTGCGGACCAGGCAGCAGGTGGGCCGCTCTGAGGCGATCACCGTCACCTGCTGCCAGTGGGGGTGGGCCAGCAGCGGCTCGATCCAGGCCCGGTAGTCCGAGTCCCGCAGCTCCTCAAGCAGCTGGGCCGCCTGCTGCCGGTTGCGGGGCTGCGGATGGAAGCGGCTGTGCAGCAGGGCCTCCAGGGCCAGGTGCACGGTGTGGCCCCGCGGCTCCCAGACGTGGCGAGTGGCTTCGATGCGGGCCATCGCCCAGTCGCTCTTGGCTGAGCCGACCACGCCGGTGATCGACACCGCGAACAGGTGCTCCCCCAGCCAGTAGCGGTGCTCCGGGTCGGTGCGCCGCAGGCCGGGGATGGAGCCAAGCCACGCACCGGCTGCAGCGGGGAGAGAGCTGGTTGATGCGGACATCGCCATCACCAGAGCCTCACGTGAAGCACTAAAAACTTGTGATTCTTTAGAACCCGTTGCGGCGCAGGGGATCTAGGGAGATTTGGAACGCCTGAAACTTTGTGATTCTTGTGGAACCCTTGCGGCGCAACGGGTTCACAAGTTTCTAGGTTGTTTCTACCCGCCGCGGAGCGTAAGAACGCCTGCGCTGGAGGGGGTTTCAAAGTTTCCGAAGTTTCCAGCCCTCTTGTGCGCTGGAGGAAGAGGGCACCAGCCCCGGTGAGGGGCAGAGAGGCCCCCCAAGAATCACAAGTTTCCAGGTTGTTTCCGGCTGCCATGAAGCGCGGGAATGCTTGCCCTGGAAGGGCTCCACAAGAATCCGAAGTTTCCATCCCTAGAGTTCGAACTCCCGTGCCAGCCATTCCGCACCGGCTGCACTGAGGCCATAGCGCAGGTAGTAGCTCTGGCTGCCGGTGGAAACGCGGGTGGTTGTCACCAGGCCGTCGAGCTTCCCGAGAAACCGCCCGAGGGTCTTGTAAGAGCTCAGGGCCTCACCCTCAAGCTCTCTCATCAGCCGAGCCTCCGACGGCGCCAGGTCAATGGCCTGCAGCAGCTCCAGTAGGCCTACCCCGGCCCGGCCATTGGTGTGCAGGGCCTGGAGATAGCGCAGGGCCTCTTTCTGCTTGTCGCTCGCCTTCCGCACCCGTTGGGCGGCGCGATCCAGATCGCTCTCCTGCTCCTGTTGCTCCTGCAGGTCGTCGTAGGTGCCGAGCCTTGAGAAGGTGCCGGTGTTGCCGTCGGTGGACACCACAAGATCCGCCGGCGGGCCTGAGCGGGCCTCGCGCACCAGGCGCCGCTGGGGCGAGTCCTTGATCAGCCGGTTGCCCTTGGCCAGGTAGTGGAGGGTGAGGATCGTGTTGGCGGCACCGGCAATGGCGTTGTGACCCGAGAGGGCCTCGGTGCCGGTGGTGTCGTTGGCCTTGTTGCAGTGATGGATCAGCAGCAAGGTGCCGCCGGCATCGGTGATCTGGTGCTTGAGGTCGTAGATCAGCGAACCCATCTCCGGGTCGTTCTCGCCAAAGCAGCAGCTGCGGGTGATCGAGCGCAGCGAATCGAGGATCACCACCGCGCCGGGATGGGCGGCCAGGCAGGCGAGCAGGGCATCGAGGTTGGCCTCGGTGGCGCGAAAGCGTCGTGACCACAGCAGCAACGGGTGATCCCAGATCCCCAGCTGCTGCAGCATCTGGGCGGTGTCGCCATCGCCCTGGTCATCGGTCACCAGGATCACCGGCCGCGGGGCATCCGGTGCCCCGAACCCGAGAAAGTCCTCGGCGCAGAGCAGGCAGCGGGCCAGGGCATGCACCAGCCGCGTCTTGCCCACCTTGGCCCGCCCGCCCACGATCGAGAGATCGCGACGGGGAATGCAACCCGGGATCTCCCACTCCACAACAGGTTGCGGCATCGCCAGGCGCTCGGCCTGATCGAGGCCGCGGAAGCGGTTGCCGTTGCGCTGGTCGTGGGCCTCAAGGATCAGCTGGCCGATCTCCTGCAGCCGCAGGGCCGTCTTGAGTTGGAGGGCGGCATGGGCCTCGCGCACGCGGGCTGAACGGCGCAGGCTGTTGCGCTCACGGCCCACCAGGGAACGGATGCAGTGCTCCAAGGCATTGAGGCGACGGTTGATCGGTAGGTGCACCTTTCCCCAGCGCACCCGGGTGTCGGGCCTGGGCGAGAAGCGCTGCGGGCCAGCGCCAGCGCCAGCTCCCCTGCTGCCCCTGGCGTTGCTGCCGCTGGTGCGGTCACTGCTCTTGCCACCGGGATGGCGTCCGCCGGTGTCGTTCTGGTTTCGGTGGCTGCCTGCAGCCTGAGCCCCGGGAGGCCTGGGGGTGTGGGCCGGCTCTGGCGGCAGCCAGCCGTGCTGACGGGCGTGGAACCAGAAGGTCGCCGCGCCGATCTGCTCACCACCAGAGCTGGCCACCTGGCGGATGTCCCAGCCGCAGCTGGCGGAAGGGCTATGGGCCTCCATCAGGGCGATCGCCAGCTCTCGGTCATGGCCGGCCTGCTGGCAGGCCTGGATCAGGCCCCAGAGGATGTTGCGGTAGTCGGCGTAGGTGTTGCTGCCGGCCACCCGGCGGGGGATGGCAGCCAGGGCAGTGCGGATCTGATCGAGCGGCCGCGGCGGCCCGAAGTCTTCATCGCCCAGCTCGGGCAGCGGAATGCCAGTACCTGGGCCCTCGTTGGGTTGCTCCAAGGGGATGGCGTGCTGCGGCGGCGGGTCTGCAGCGGGTTCGGCAAACTCATCGGGCAGCAGCGCCAGGGCGATGTCATCCGGCGAGTAGCGCTGGCCGCTCACGTGCACCAGCTCCACCACTGCGGTGGGCTCACCGCTGGCGTCGACATACCAGCAGCCGGGCAGGCGCATCACCCGCGAGGAGTCCTTGCAATGGGGATCGCCGCCGGCGTAGGCGATCAGCTCCGCCTGCAGCGGTGCCCACTCCTGCGGCGGGATGGGCTGCTCCAGCAGCCAGTAGCAGTGGGCCGATTTGCCGCCGCTGAGCACGATCAGCGAGGGCTCGGGCAGCCCCAGCTCCCGCCAGGCGTTCAGCTGCCAGTCGATCGGCCGGTCGTCCCATTCCACAAAGAACGCCCGGCAGGCGTTGATCTCACGCTTGCTGTCGCCGCCGTCGTTGATCACCAGGTAGACGCCGCGGCCTTCCCGCTGCCACTGCTCAGCCGCCTCCAGATCAAAGGGGCCTTTGCGAGCCCCGATCCGACCCTTGGCTGGGTTGGCGCGGTGGGGGAAAGCTCGCAGCCGGGCGCTGGCGGGGTCCTTGCCCAGCAGGGAGAGGAACTGATTGGCGGCGGCGCGGTCGATGCGTGCCTGCGTAGGGGCAGCGGCCGGCTCAGCGCTGGCCATTGAGCCCCTGGCGCTTACCGGGCTTGCTGGTGAGCTGGTCGCGTTCCATCGCCTCGGCCACGATCAGGCGGATCACCGAGGAACGCGAGAGCACACCGCCGCGGGTGCGCGCATCCAGCCAGTCGCGCTGCTCAAGCGTGAACTGCACGGAGAGCGGGGTCATCATCGAGGGCATGGGAACCTCGGCATATCGAATCAGTGCATTGATGCTGGCACAGGCTCGCTAAGCTGATCAAGCTCATGGGTGGGTCATGGTCGACAGCGCAGCGGCAGCGGATCGGGCGGCGGAGAAGGTCCGCAAGCTGGTGGCCATGAGCGCCTCACCGCATCTGGAGGAGGCGCGCACCAGTGCCTTCCTGGCCTGTCGCCTGATTCGCGAGCACGGTCTCCAGATCGCCACCCACCGTCCGGCTGTCCAGACCACAGCAGCAGCGTCCCCAAGGACAGCAGGCCGGCAGACGGCAGGCGAAACCTCCGGATTTCGGAGGATTCCCGTGCGCCATCCCGGCCATTGCCGCTGTTGCGGGAGCCCGATCACCCCAGGGGAGTGGGCGCTCTGGTGCCGTGGCAAAGGCTTGCGTCACCCGATCTGCTCCCCCTGAGCCGTTGCTGCGCCGCCGAGATCCAGCAGGCCTTGCTGGCCGTTCTGGCAGGGGAGGCCTTCCTGGCGGACAGACCCTGGGGTGAGATCTGGTGGGGCCGGATGCGGCTCGATCTGGCCAGTGGCTGGCAGCTGCAGATCGACATCGACCGTGATCGGCTTGGGGCCCTGATGCGGGCTCGATCCCCTGATGGGCGCGACTGGGAGTACGGCTGCCAGCGCGACGACTGGACCCTTGGCCCGGACAGCCGCATCGTCGAGCCCGTGGCATTGCTTGAGCCGGAGCAACGCCAGCAGCTGGAGCAGCTGCTGCGCGAGGCCATCTGCTGGCCAGCACCGCTGGGCACCTGCGGCTGGGTGGTGCCGATGGGCCATGTGAAACCGTCGCCATACGCCCGGCGGGGAGGGCGGCGCTCCGTCCACCGCCCCGTCACCAGCGCAGGCCTGGGCAACTCAGGCCGACCGTCCATGACAGGGTCGCCAACGCCCCCCCACACCCCTCTGAAACGGACACGCCACCCGTTCATGACTATGAATGGGATGCCTTAGCCTTTCGCTAATGGCCAGATCCCAGACCTGATGAGCTCTGAGTACCGGTACATCGAGGCCAAGCAGCTCGAAGCCGGTCAGGAGTTCGGCCGGATGCTCAGGCGCTGGCGGGAGCTCAACAACTGGACGCAGTACACGGCCTACAAGTGGGCCAAGGAGGCTGGCTTTGAGGTGATGGCCCCCAGCACCTTGAGCGTGTTCGAGAACGGCAAGGCGCCCAAGCCACGGCCGGAGAGCTTCTTTGCCCTGGCCGAAGTCAACCGCCGCCTGGCCGCTAAGGACTTCAGCGGTGTACGCACGCGGGTCCTCAAGGATCAGATCAGCAAGGCCCAGCCCTTGATGGATGACGAGGGGCGGGTGTGGGGGCCAGCAGAGTTCTGGAGCTGCCACCTGGGCCTGCTGCCGGTGCCGACCGCCTACCAGGCGCCGGAACTGCCGGCCCAGCCGGTGGTGGATCAAGCGGAGGCCGCCCGCCTGAGCGAGCAGTGGCGCTCAGAGCTGGTGCAGACCGCCAAGCAGCACGGCCTTGGGGTGATGGAGGCCCTTACATCGGCTGCAAAGGCTGCGCCGGCCAAGCAGCGGCAGGCCTTTCAGGCGATGCTGGCCGGCTTTGATCCCTATTCCGCCGAGCAGCTGCAGGGCCTGTGGGACGGAGTGGCGTGGCTGCCGCAGCGCTGGCTGGAGGAGTGGTCGAGCAAAACGGGTGCCAACTGAGGCACGCAAGATCAGACCCGAGCCGGGATCGGAGTACGCCATGTCTTGCGTTGCTCAAGATGCAGATTCGGATTAGCGAGCCGTTAATATCCGAGGCAAGCGGGCGCCGGTCCCGCAGTGCCTTCGATGACCACCACCCCTTGCGGGCGGATGGAGCCGACGCCAGGTCCCACCTCCGCCTTTGATCTCAATCAGGCTCTGCTGCAGAGCCGTGAGCAGGCCCGTGCCCAGTGGGCCGAAGGCTTGGCCCAGTTCCAGGCCCAGATGGCCGCAATCGCCGAAACCTCCATGCAGGAGGTGGTTCAGGCGGCGGCGCCGGCCTTTGCCCTGGGCTTCTCGTTCAGCGCCCAGAAGTTGATCAATGAGGAGCATGAAGTGCTGCGGGTGACGCTGCGGCACCGCGGCGGCGCCGAGGAGTTCAGCGAGGCCCAGGCGCCCCAGGAGGGCAGCCCGGCCTGGTACGCGCTGACTGCTTCCCTGTTGGCGGGCCTACTGGGCATTCCCGTGGGCGGATCTCCTCGGACTATCGAGCCGGATCAGGTGCGGCCGCAGCCGCAGCCGTCGGTGCCAGATGTCACGGCAGCGAGCGCTGCATCCCCTGCTGCTGACGACCCTGACTCCGCAGACGACGAGTGGGACGCCAGCGCTCCCGATGGCCCCGCTGCCAGCGACCCCGGCCTGGAGCCCCTGACGGCAGACGAGATCGCCACCCTGCACAAGTTTCTCGGCGCGATGCCGCAGGAGGCCCGCAAGCGGTTCACGATCGAGTTCCGCCACCACTTCCAGGTGCCCAGGGAGGTGCGAACGATCAAGGACCGCATCACCCAGCGGCGCCACAAGGACTTCATCGACGTGTTCGAGCGCGAACTGGCGGGAGGGACGCCATGAGCGTCTGCCGCCGCGCCTATGCGCGTCCCCAGCCGCGGTCACAGCACGGCCGTCACTACCTCTGCGTCTGCGTGCACAGCGATGTCTACCGGCAGGTGCGTCAGCTGTCGACCGAGCACCAGCTGAGCCTCTCCGGCGCCGCCCACCACCTGCTGCGGCTGGGCGCCGGCCTCGAACCCCTGCTTCCCCTGACCTCTTCCCCCTCCACCCTGAACAGCAAGTCCCATGGCGATTGAACTCAACGACGGCAGCCGCATCGCGGCGCCGGTGATCCGTCAGCAGCACCTCGGCGAGGTGGCCTATCTGGCGATCGTGCGGCCCGAGCAACGCGACCGGCTGCGCAAGAACCTCACCAGCGGCGCGATGGAGCCGATCCCCAACGGCACCGACCGTCAGGGCCGGCCCAAGGTGAAGCAGGAAATGGTCGTGCATGCGATCGCCATGCCGGGCACAACGATGGAGGCCCGCATCGGCGATGAGGGCGGGGTCCCAGCACCGGGCGACCGGGTGCGCTTGATCCTCAAGGCCAAGGGCTTTGGCGAGTGGATCGAGGCAAGGCGCCAGCACCGCCGCGGCCGGCTGAACGTGGGTGATGTGCTGGTGCTGGAGACCCGTTGGGCCCAGCAGTACGACCAGGACGGCAACCCCAAGGGCCCCAAGATCGAAGACCAGGCCGCCGCCGATGCGGTGCCCCGCAACGTCACGATCGGCTTCTACGGCCCGCTGAGCATCCGCGAGGGCACCGACCCCGCCTGGATCGAAGCGGCGGAGCAGGCCTACCGCGCCGATGAGGCGGCGGCCCGTCAGCAGCAGGCGATCCCGCTGGCCGATGGCGACGACTTCGGCGATGAGTTCGCCGATGAGGAGGTGCCGTTCTGATGGGCTATCCGAATCACCCAGGCCGCATGGAGCGGCCCTCTGCCAAGCCGCAACTGCCGGCCTTCTGCCGCACCAGGGCTTTGCGTTCACGGATCGGCACCTGCCGGGCTGGTGCCTCCCTGCCTTTGCTCTACGTGCTCCTGGCCCTGCAGCTGAGCACCATTCTGTTGGTACTGGCCGGGCCCGTGCCCCCCGCTGCGGCTCCGCTGTTGCAGCCGGTGGAGAGCAGGCCATGAGCGGAGCCGCCAATCGCCGGCTGCTGCGGTTGCCGGAAGTGAAGGAGAAGGTGGGGCTGTCGCGCACGGCGATCTACAAGCTGATCGCCGAGGGGCAGTTCCCAAGGCAGGTGTGCATCGGTCCACGCACGGTCGCCTGGTGTCAGGACGACCTGGAGGCCTGGATCGAGCAGCGCATCCAGGCAGAGGTGCAACAACCGAGTGCCCGGTGATCAAGCCAACGGCGCCGCCGCCGGATCAGCAGACCTGGCCGGCCCTGCATGGGGCCGGCTTTTTTGTTGGAAGGCGGTGGCCCCCGTAGACGTTGTGTGGCTCAGGCGACCTGGTCGAGCAGGTCGGCCCAGCGCTGCATCATCTCGACGCGCTGCGGCCAGTACTCGGCGCGGTTGTAGGCGGCGGTGACCTTGTTCTTCTCGATATGGGCGAGCTGGCGATCGACGATGCGCAAGTCGATGCCCAGCTGCTCCTGAATGTTGGTCATGGCCAGGGCTCGGAAGCCGTGGCCGCACATGCGCCCATCGAAGCCCATGCGCTTGAGGGCCATGTTCACGGTGTTGTTGCTGATGAAGCCGGTGGCGGTGCGCTGGCTCTTGAAGACGAAGCCGCTGGGGCCGCTGATGGCGTGCTGGGCCTGGAAGAGCGCCGCGGCCTGGCGGGAAAGGGGAACCAGATGCTCGCGGCGGTTGCCCCTGCGGCCCTTCATGCGCTCGGCCGGGATGGTCCAAAGGGCCTCCTCGAAGTCGAACTCTTCCCAGCGGGCAGCGATCAGTTCACTGGTGCGCACGAAGGTGAGGGCCAGCAGGCCCATGGCATGGAGGGTGGAGGCATCGGCGCCGATGGCGTTGGCTCGTATGGCGGCCAGCAGTTCGGGCAGCTCACTCCAGGGGATGCAGGGGTAATGGCTGGTGGTCTGCTTGACCGGGGCGTGGCGCTTGAGGGAATGGGCGGGATTGATGGTGCAGTGGCCGATGGCGACGGCGTAATCGAGAACCTGACTGATCACACCCAGGGAGCGCTTGGCGGTTTCGTTGGAACCGCGTTGCTCGATCGAGCGCAGCACAGCCAGACAGTCCTGGGCGTTAATGGCATCGATAGCCATCCCGCCGATGGCGGGGAGGATGTCCTTGTTGAGCTTCTTGAGCACGTCATCGCTGTGCCGCTCGGTCCAGGTGCCGGCCGTCTTGGTGGCGTGCCAGTCGAGCGCAACGGCCTCAAAGGTGAGCTGGGCGTTTCTGCCCCAGCGGTGATCTTTGCTGCGTTTCTTGGCATCACAAGGATTGATTCCGTCTTCATAGAGAAGACGTTTCTGCTCATCGCGGATGTCGCGGGCAGCCTTGAGCGAAATCCTGGGGTAGGGGCCGATGCGCAAATCCTGCCGTCGGCCGTCCTTGGTGGGCGGGAAGCGGTGCCGCCAGAGCCAGTACTTCCCGCCGGCGGGGTCGACCTCCAGGAGCAGGCCAGCACCGTCCGCGACCCGGTACCGCCGAGAACGCCGTGGCAGAGCGCGAACTTCCCTGTCGGTTAGAGCCAA